ATGGGGTTACAAGTAGTAGCTGAACATTTCCAAGGTTATTTTGAATATATTTCAGATTTTATTGATGATATGAAAAAAGTATTCCCAACACTTGAAGATGACTGGGGCATTTACATCCCTGAAGTAAAATATCTATCACCAGAACCAAAAGTAGATTACAGTAATTTAACATTAGCTCAATTCGAAAATGTACATTTCGCTGGAGATGCCCTATCTGCAAGGGGTATTACAGTTTCAGGAGCACAAGGTATTTATATAGCAGAATCATTATTAAATTAAAAATATGTCAGACGAAAAATTTGAATCTAAAGTTATCACTTCCAATGGTGCCCGAATGTATTTAGCAAAAGGTCCTAAGGATACCAATTTTAAACTTCACAGATATGATGGTCCTGCAATAGAACCTGTTGAAAGACGTGGAGGAGTAAGAAAAGCTTATTATCTTTATGGCATAGAATACGGGTTTGAGGAGTATCAAGAATTAATGAGAGAAAGAAATGGTGTTCCTTTTTATAAAACAGCTTTAGGTAAACAAACTGGTGCAAGAACATAAATTTATATTATGAAAATTGGATTATGTGGTACAATGTCTGTAGGTAAAACTACATTAGTTAAGGCATTAGAATATGAAGTTGAATTTATTGATTATAAATTTACTACTGAACGATCTAAATATTTAAGAGATTTAGGTATTCCATTAAATACTGATTCCACAGTAAAGGGGCAATCTATATTTTTAGCGGAGAGAGCTAGTGAGTTATTAAATGAAAATATCATTACAGATAGAACTATTATTGATGTAATGGCATTTGCTAAATGTGCTGATTCTATTAGTAAAGATGATGCTAAGAAATTTTGTGATTTTGCTTCTACTATGTTAGGAGATTATGATCATATTTTTTATGTTTCTACTGAGGGTACTATTATAGAGGATAATGGTGTTAGAACTATAGATAAGGAATATAGAGAAAAAATAGATAATACTATTAGAGAATTATTATTTGAATATAGGGATCAAATACGGGATTTTACTACTATTAGTGGGACTACAGAACAACGTCTAAAGCAGATAAATGAAGTATTATTTCCATAATATTTATAAATAAAATTCATCATGGGAATGCAAAAACCTAAACTAAAAGAAATTATAAAAAAAGAAATCATCGAGATTCTTTCTGAGGCTGATCCTGCTGATATTCAGGCACAAACTGATTTAAATGCAGAATTGGAAAAAACTAAGGATTTAGCAGATGAATTAGGGGACGCCTTATCTGAACAAGAGGATGAACCCAAAGCATCTGACCTTAAAAGTGATTCTGTTGCTTCACTTGCTAGAGAATTAGGAAAAATAACCCGTGAAATGAAAACTGTAGTAAATCAGTGGAAAAAATCAGAAGGAGAAGAAAAGGAAGATTTACTAAAAAGATTAAAAGAGCTAACCGCTATGAAGAAAGAGGTTGAAGCTCTCCTCTAAATTATGTCACAGGATCTAAAAAAAATAATTCGCCAAGAATATATAAAGTGTGCTACAGATCCAGTACATTTTATGAAAAAATACTGTTTTATCCAACACCCTCAAAGGGGTAAAATTCTATTTACATTATACCCTTTTCAGGAAAAAGTATTAAATTTATTTAAGGATAATCCCTATTCATTAATATTAAAATCTAGACAGTTAGGTATTTCAACTTTAACTGCTGGGTATTCACTATGGTTAATGTTATTCCATGAAGGTAAAAATGTATTATGTGTAGCTACAAAGCAGGAGACAGCTAAAAACCTAGTAACTAAGGTAAAATTTATGTATGATAATTTGCCATCTTGGTTGCAAATATCAACTGAAGAAAATAATAAATTAACACTAAGGTTGGTTAATGGTTCACAAATTAAAGCTACTTCGGCTGCCTCTGATGCTGGTAGATCCGAGGCTGTTTCAATGTTAGTAGTAGACGAAGCAGCATTTATTGAAGGTATAGATAACATATGGGCTTCAGCTCAGCAAACATTATCCACTGGAGGAGGTGCTATTGTACTCTCCACACCTAATGGAACTGGTAACTGGTTTCACAAAATGTGGACTAAAGCTGAGGCTAAAGAAAATGAATTTTTACCTATTAGGTTACCATGGATGGTACATCCAGAAAGAGACCAAGCATGGAGAGATAGACAAGATGATTTATTAGGTGATCCTCGTATAGCGGCCCAAGAGTGTGATTGTGATTTTAATACCTCTGGTGATGTTGTATTTTACAATGAATGGATAGAATTTATTAAAGAAACTACTATACAAGAACCGTTAGAAAGGAGAGGTGTGGATCAAAATTTATGGATTTGGGAAGCGGCGGATTATTCCCGTGAGTATCTTATATCAGCTGATGTGGCAAGGGGTGATGGTAAAGATTTTTCTACTGCCCATGTCATTGATATAGCTACTAATACTCAAGTGGCAGAATTCAAAGGACAATTACCACCTAAAGAATTTGGTTATTTTTTAGTAGGTTTAGCTGCTGAGTACAATAATGCAATGCTAGCTCCTGAAAATGCTAATATAGGATGGGCCACTATAGATGCTATTAATGAAAGAGAATATAGAAATTTATATTATTCTCCTAAATCTGATAAATTAACAGCTGAATCATATCTTCAAACTTATGAAGGTGCATCTCAGATGACCCCAGGATTTACCATGTCTATGAGAACTAGACCTTTAATTATTAATAAATTTAGAGAATTTGTGGGTGATAGAAGTGTTACTATACGTTCTAGAAGGCTTTTGGAAGAAATGAGAGTATTTATATGGAAAAATGGTAGACCTGAAGCCCAAGTGGGATATAATGATGATTTAGTAATGGCTTTTGGAATAGCAATGTTTTTAAGAGATACTTCTCTTAAATTCCAACAAGAATCCCTAGATAGAGCTAAGGCAGCTTTAGGAAATATGAGAAAAAATGATTACCAAACACCTGGTGTTGTAAGTGGAAATATAAAAAATCCTTACACGGTAGAAGTTAATGGTAAAAGTGAAAATATAACTTGGCTTTTATAAACAATTAATATGGCAGATAAAGGATTATTCCCAAGATTACAAAGATTATTCTCCACTGATGTTATTATAAGAAACACAGGAGACAATCAATTAAAAACCATTGATACAGGACATATCCAGGTATCAGGAGATATTAATACTAATTCTCTTATAGATAGATTTAATAGAATTTATACTAATAATATTACCTCTTTATATGGTCAACAAGTATCATATAATTATAAAACCCTAAGACCTACACTATATTCAGAATATGATTCTATGGATACAGATGCCATTATTGCTTCTGCGTTAGATATTATATCTGATGAATCTACCCTCAAAAATGATATGGGGGAAGTTTTATCCATTAGGTCTTCAGATGAAGATATTCAAAAAATATTATATAATTTATTTTATGATGTTTTAAATGTAGAATTTAATCTATGGCCGTGGATTAGAAACATGTGTAAATACGGGGATTTTTTCCTAAAGTTAGAAATAGCAGAAGGATTTGGTGTTTATAATGTTATACCTTACTCAGCTTTTAATATAGAAAGACTTGAATACACGGACCCTGAAAACCCATCCAAAGTAGTATTTAAATTTGATCCAGATGGAGTAGTAGCCAGTGATTATGGTTATTTTAATGTTCCGAACCAGGATACTGGAAATGCAGGTTCTATTATTTTTGAAAACTATGAAATGGCTCATTTCCGTCTTCTTACGGATGTCAATTATTTACCATATGGTAGATCTTATATAGAACCCGCTAGAAAATTATTTAAACAATATATGTTAATGGAGGATGCTATGCTTGTACATAGAATAGTTAGAGCACCCGAAAAACGTATTTTTTATTTAAATATTGGTTCTATACCACCTAATGAAATAGAAGCCTTTATGGAAAAAACTATTTCAAAACTAAAAAGAACCCCTTATGTAGACCAAAAAACAGGTGATTATAATCTGAAATATAATATGCAGAACCTTTTGGAGGATTTTTACATCCCAGTAAGAGGTAATGATACATCTACTAAAATTGAAACTACTCCAGGTTTACAATATGATGGTATTACTGATGTAATTTATTTAAGAGATAAATTATTTGCAGCTTTAAAAGTACCTAAAGCATTTATGGGGTATGATGAAAATCTAGAGGGTAAAGCTACATTAGCCGCTCAAGATATTAGATTTGCAAGAACTATTGAACGTATACAAAGAATTATTACATCTGAGTTGTATAAAATTGCTATGGTTCATTTATATTCACAGGGTTATGAAGGAGAACAGTTAGCTAATTTTGAATTATCCTTAACTAACCCATCTATTATATATGACCAGGAAAGAATAGCATTATTAACTGAAAAAGCTACATTAGCTACTACATTATTAGATAATAATCTACTTCCTACAGATTGGGTATATCAAAACATATTCCACTTATCTGAAGATCAATATGATGAATATAGAGAACTTATTTTGCAAGATAAAAAACGTAAATTTAGACAAAACCAAGTAGAAAACGAAGGAAATGACCCGATGGAATCTGGTAAGTCATATGGTACACCCCATGATTTAGCTTCTTTATATGGTAAGGGTAGAACAACTTCTGATCCTAATAATCTACCAGATGGGTATAATGAAAAAATTCCATTAGGTAGAAAAAAAGAAAGATCTACTAATAGAAATACTCAAGATGATAATTTTGGTAAGGATAGATTAGGGATAGATAGTATGAAGGATTTAAAACCAGATACTGATCTTAAAAATAATTTTAGTGGTAACTCTCCATTAGCTTTAGAAGCTAGGGGGCATGCTAAAAGATTTAATGACATGTTAAAAGATATACCATCACCTTTAAAGAAAAAACTTATTTTTGAAGATGATAAGTCTGGAGAATCTTTATTGGATGAATCCAATATTAAGGACTAGATATTTTCATATATTTATAAAAAAAACCTAGAATGAAAATCAAACACTCCAAGTATCGGAATACAGGTTTGTTGTTTGAATTGCTTGTGAGGAGGATCACCGCAGATACTCTTTCCGGAAAGAAGTCACCTGCATCCAAACTCTTAAAAAAATATTTTGTAAATACAGAGTTAGGTAAAGAGTACAAATTGTATGAATCATTTTTTCAAAAAAGAGGTATTAGTGAATCTAGAGCTTCTTCTGTTATTTCTACAATTTTAGAATCTTCTAAAAAGTTATCCAAACAAAAACTAAAAAGAGAAAAGTATAATTTGATTAAGGAATTAAAGGAAAGTTATAATATTAATAATCTTTTTAATACTAAAATTCCTGAATATAAGGAGATGGCTTCCCTTTATCAATTAGTAGAAGCTTATAATTCTTCGGAAGTTAATCCTTCTTTACTTATAGAAGTGAGATTAAATTTAATGGAATTTCTAACCCAATCTAAGGTAGATAAAGATTCTGTTGTAGATACAGTGATGGAAGAATTTGGTTCTTATGATAGTGATCTTAGAGTTTTAACTTATAAAATATTATTAGAAAAATTTAATAGTAAATATTCTACTTTAAATGTTGACCAAAAACGTATTTTAAGGGAATATATTAATAGTGTTGACTCTACTTCTACTTTAATGGAATTTTATAATTCAGAAGTATCTAATTTAAAGGGTATTTTTGAAAAATCTATTTCTAATATTAATGATAAAGCTTTAGTAATTAAGTTAAATGAAGTAAAGAAATTTTTAACCCCTATTTCTAAAACACAAAAAGTTACAGGTGAAAATTTAGTTGATTTGTTACAATTTTATTCTTTAACTAATAAACTAAAATAATGCCTGTTACTAAAGCATCTGAAATAGATCCTAAATTCATTAAAAAAATAGAGGATCAGTATGGTGAAGTAGACATGACTAATGATTACTTTGATTTAGAAGACAGTGTTTATTATAAAACTGTAGATATAAATAAAGAAACTGGGGGTATAAAGCATAGATTAATTCAATTACCCTCATTTGCGGAGTCCTTAAAGAAGTTATCCACAGCACTTGACTCCATAAGAAAATTAGCTACGACTGATGCCGGTAAAAAAGATCCTAAAGTTTCCGATTTATTAGTACAAATTAGGGATATATTTAATTCTTATAGGACTCATTTAAGAAAAAATTATCCTGATTTATATAGTAGTATTAAAAACCAATTAGAAGAAATATCTTTATCTGGTGGGGGTGTAGCCGGAGGGACATTTACGCCAGGTATTGGGGCACAATATGCAACCCCATTTGCTTTTAATCCTGATAAAAAAGCTAAGGGAACAGCACGTAATTATTATTACAAATTAGGGTATAAACCGGTCCCAAAAAAAATTAAAGGATCAGGATTAGAAGTTAAACAGTTATTTCAAGAAGAGGAAACTTCTCCCGAGTCTAAATTTCATAGTGATAGGATAGATGATTTTGATTCTATTACTAATGACCTTAATGATATTTATAAATTGGTATCTAATGCTAAGAATAAAACTATAGATTATTATAAAGAAAATCCTAAATCTTTTCAAGTAGTTCAACCTACTACTTTATTAAAAGATTATTTAAAAGATATAAAAAAATTATTAAAAGTATAATATGAAACCCACTACTCTACAAAACCAATATAACCTTATAAAAGAAGGAAAGGGTCATAAGGGTGTATTTTTAAATGAGGCAAAAAGATTATTCCCTCAATACATTCCTAATCACTTTGGATTTGATGCAACTGTTAATATTTTAAAACAAAAATCTGTTTTATCTGAAAATTTATGGGGTGTTGCTACTGGTAAAAAAGAACAGCCTGAATGGTTTAAAATTTTCAATGAAAATTTAACAGAGGCAGAAGCTAAAATAGAGGAAAAAGAGCCTACTAAAGATGTAGTGGACCAAGAAATAGCTGGTTACGACTATAAGGATAAAGATAGTATTGATAACCAAAATGGGGAAGAATTTTTAACTGGATTTTATGCTGAAATGCAAAAACCTGAAAATAAAGATAAATCCGTTTCTGAATTAAAAGATATAGTAAGAAAAAATTTAGCTAAAAATGAACTTTACTATGTTGAAAATGGTCAATTTGGTTTAGATGGTGTTGGATATAAAACAGAAGCTCCAGGATTAGGTGAACCTGTAGAAGCTAAAGGAAAATATAAATCTTCAGGATATGGGGATCTTAAAGAGGAAATAAAAAAATTAATCAAAGAAGAAATGCAATCTTTCCCTTCGGAAGGTACTTTATCAATGATGAAAGATGCCTTAGAGGATGTAGAAGATATGGAATTAAGCAAGGAAGATGCTGTTCGCCTTACTATGGATTTAAATCCTTCTTTTAAAAAATTTGAAACTCAATTAAGACAATTAGCTGACCCAATGTTTGGAGGATGAAAAATTTACTTGTAGAAACTCAAAACTTTAAACCATTACAAACCCTTACTGAGGCTAAACACTCTAAAAGAGGTAATCCTATAGTGGGAGGGGTTATGGCCACCGCTGAAGTTAAAAATGGTAATGGTAGATATTATTCAAAAGGTTTATGGGATAGAGAAGTAGATAAATACCAAACATTAATTAATGAAAATAGAGCATTAGGAGAACTAGACCATCCTGATTCACAGGTTATTAATTTAAAAAATGCATCCCATAATGTTACTAAATTATATTGGGATGGAGATAATTTAATGGGCTTTATAGAAATTTTACCTACACCAGCGGGTAATATATTAAAAGCACTTATTGAAAGTGGTATTACAGTTGGTGTGTCATCTAGGGGTATGGGTTCATTGGAACAAAGAGGAGATTTATTAGAGGTACAGGATGATTTTGAACTATTATGTTGGGATTTTGTGTCAACTCCCTCTAATCCAGGTTCATTTATGCATACTATAAAAGAAGGTAAAGAAACACCTCTTAATACCTATAAAGAAGCTCATGATATAGTTAGAGAAATTCTTTGTAATAAGGGTCAGTGCCCTATTCTTTAGATTTTTTTACATATGTATTAATGAATATACTGTTCCTAATGCAGTATTCTTATTATTATTTTTTATTACGTTTCCTAATAAACGTACTTCACTAATTTAATTTATTGAAAATGAGTCGAGATTTATTGCGAGAGGCTATCGCTGACGCTAAAGCAGTACGTGAGTCTGCTATTGCTAATGCTAAGGCCGCTCTAGAAGAAGCTTTCACTCCCCATTTAAAAAATGTCCTAGCTGAAAAGATTAAGGAATTAGACGAGGAGGATGATATGAAAGAGGGTTATGGTAAAAAGATGGAAGAAGGTGCCCATGAAGACGATAAAATGGAAGAAGGCCACATGTCATCTCCAATAATGCGTAGAGGTTTAGAGGGTGATGATCCCGCTGAGCTAGAAACTGAAAAGATGCGTATGATGGAAAAAGAAGATGACATGAAGGAAGGAAAACATGAAGTCGAAGAAGGTAAGCACGAAGAAGTCGAAGAAGGTAAGCATGAAGAAGTCGAAGAAGAGCTTTCTTTAGAAGAGCTTTTATCCGAACAAGAAGAAGAAGAAGTTGAAACAGAAGAAACCGAAACTGAAGGTGAAGATGAAGAAACTGAAATTGATCTTGAGGACATGACTGAAGAAGATCTTACTAAATTTGTTGAGGAAGTCATTAAAGACATGGTAGAAGCTGGTGAACTTGAAGCTGGTGATGCTATGGAAGATGTTTCCGAAATGGCCCATGGAGATAAAATGGAGGAAGGCTACCATGATAAAATGGAGGAAGGCTACCATGATAAAATGGAAGAAGGAGCCCATGATAAAATGGAAGAAGGAGCCCATGATAAAATGGAAGAGGGTTATCACGACAAAATGGAAGAAGAACTCTCCGATTCTGATGTAAAAAAAGTTGATAAAGAAGTTGATGCCGTAAGAGATGATCTAGATCAAATAGCTAAATTAGCTAAGGATGCTGGAGAAGATGCTGAGGATATTAAGGATGTTATTGACGAAGAAGCAAAAGAAAAAGAACTTGCCGAAGCCTATCAAGTTATTAATAAACTTAGAAGAGATATTAACGAAGTTAATCTTCTTAATTCTAAATTGTTATACACTAATAAAATCTTCAGAAACAAAAATCTAACTGAATCACAAAAAGTTAAAGTGCTTAATTCATTTGATAAAGCTGAAACAGTAAAAGAAGTTAAATTAGTATTTGAATCACTTTCTACTGCATTTGTTGCTAAGAAATCAAATATTAAAGAATCTATGGGATTTGCTTCTAAACCTACTGGAAAAGCTCCTATTAATGAATCTGCACCTGTGGTACAGGAGGATGCTATGGTCGCAAGATTTAAGAAACTTGCAGGCCTTTAATTTTTTAATTTTTTAATTATTGACGATGTCACAATTAAATTCACTACTCGAGAGTGCTAACTCGTATAAAGTATTGCAAAGCGATGCTGCTCGATTAGCTTCAAAATGGTCCAAAACTGGACTTCTTGAAGGTCTTGCTAATGAGATCCTCT